ACCCGTTTGTCTCAATAATTTCTTTTTGTAATCTCAAAGTAACTTTAGGAACTACTCTTCCCGCAGGATATGAATCCGCTGCTCTTTGATTTTCTAAGATTTCACCGTAAGTCATTGGTTTTAACTTAACAGTTGTTTGAGATTTTGGTAACGTCGTTGTAAATGTTCCGTCTTCGTTAGGTTGTTGACCTTGTAGAATAGTTAATTGGTCAAGTAGTACTGTTGTTTTGAAAGGTTTTCTTGTTGATGGGTCTGTCAATGTAAGTTCCATTTCAGGTCCAAACGCGGTGTTCCTTAAGAAAATTAAGACCGCCTCAACATCACCTTCCAACATGTCCTCAACACGTAAGTCTGGTTCGTAAATCTTTGTTCTTAAAAGATTTGGTGTCATATCGTCACCACCCGCCATTAATAAGTTCTCATCAGTTGCAGTCAGATACCCGACTTTAATTGATTTCTTTTTGTTTTTGTAGAATATACCTTGAGATGGTAATGGTACCACGTCATGGGGAAGCGAAAAGTTCGCTTGACCGTATTCTCTTGATTGATTATCCATATAAAAAATTAACCGTAAAGTTTATGTGCTTTACGGTTAAATATAATTGTTCTAAATTTTTTATAAATAGTATTAGTAAACTAACACACATCTGTCCATTCTCAAAGTTGCAGCAATTGTCGCTAAACCATCTGTGTTGTAAGCCAACGCATTAAAGTTAACATCTGTTAAGAATGTACCATACATAATCCATTTCTCAACAACAACACCTGTTGGGTCTAACATCTCAAGGTCAATATCTTTTTTGTACCCTGCAGCATATCCCATACGACCTGTCACTGACTCGGCGTGTAAACGAACCCATTCCATAAGAGCTTGTGCGGCAGACGGTCCAATTGGGTCTCTAAAGACAACGTTAATTGTTTGCCAGTTGAATCTACCTGCAACGTAAGTTGAAGTGTTCAAGAATGGAATTTCAGTCGCAGCAATTGTAATGTGTGGTCTCGAAGTACTTTCTACGAACCATTCATTAATACCTAAACTTGATGGAAACCTTAAAATGAATCGGTTTTGACGTTTCGGTTCATAAGGAATCGGCATTTTCATCAGTAAATCAGCCATATTATTTAAATTTTGTTTCTATGTTTATAACGATAAATATATCCGTTTGAAAAATTTTTCTATTTACTTAAAAAATTAAAAACGGTATTCTTTAACTAGACTTCCTTTTTAAGTCCTCCAGCAGTAGAATATGTTCTTACTATATTATCTGGTTTATCTTTAAAATGTTTTTTCATTACTTCTATGTTCTTAGGGTCATCATCTGAAAAGCCTATAGATGGCTCACTAGGAATAAAGTTATTATTAACATCATTCTTTAAATACGCTCTTTTATTTAAAACTGCTGATAATCCTTTAATATAAGATACAAAATCTTCCATTGCTTGGACCTTCGCCTCTTCAGGATTAACTGCCCCACCCTCATCTCCGAAAGAAACTGGATGGTACTTGTTGAGTTCTAAATAAGTTTTAATTAATTCTTCGTCACTCATCTCATCTTCATCTACAAACGTCCTATATTTTTTAAGGTTTTTAATAAGTTCATCTTTGCTTATCCCATTATAGTCATTTATAATATAATTATAAACCGCTTGTTTTAATGTATTTGGATTGTGACCCCTCGCTGTGATTATGGAAAACACCGAACCGTTATTGATAGCTTCTCTGAAATCATCAAACGCGGGACCTTCTTTTGCCCTCATCGCATCGATTAAGAAATCTTTATCACCCGCAGTTCTGAAATTTCTAAATGAATCCTCAGCAAACCCTACAATTGTCTCACCTTTATATTCAAAAGGTTCTTTACCTAAATGATGTCTGTGTTCTGCGAAGTCATCTGTTGACATACCTACTTCGTCACCATCCTCACTTTTAACCATGATTTTTGTCGGCATATGAACAATATTATCATCCCAATCGAATGCGTAATATTTCATATCTGGTGAACCTTCACCTTTAAATCCTTCTGTTAATTTATTTCTCATTTGGCTAAAGGGGGGATTTAGTCCCCCCATTATTTATTAAATATTTTCGAAAGAAGCTCCTGTCGGAGTAATGAAGAATTCAATGTCGATGAATTCTAACGCTTTCGTTGGTTTTAAGTAGATTTTTCCTACTAATGTGTTTCTGTCTAAGTCTTCAGGTGTTGAAGAAACTGTTACACGGAAATCGTATAAACCTCTGTCTCTTCTGATTGAATCTAAGATTGGGTTAACACTGTCTAAGAATTGTTGTCTAACGATTTGGTCGTTTTGTTCGAACAATAATCTTACAGCTACTGCTGAAATCAACTTACGAGCTTGAAGTAATAATCTTCTTACGTTCAATCTGTTAAGTGCTGAGTCAGCAACTTGTAACGTTTTGTTACCCCAAATTACAGTACCTACATCAGAGAAAGTTGCGATAGGGTTAATTCTACCTTGGTAAAGTGTGTCTCTATCTTCTTGAGTCAATTTAGTTCTCGCTTTGATAGAGTTTACAAGACCTCTTGTGTAACCCGCTGATGCGAACCATGGGAACGCTATGTTATCTGTTAACGCTAAGTTTCTACAAACTTCTCCTGTTGGTGGTAAGTAGATTTGTGTGTTGTTCACAGTATCTCTTACTAAAATCCATGGGTAGTAAGTTGCAGTGTAGTTAGAGTCAATTCCTGTATTATCTAAGTTATCAACCGCCTCTTGTGGGTAGATGATATCTAAAGAGTTAGTTCCATCTGGAGTGTACATTAAGTAGTCAGGAGTTGTTGCGATATACACAGAGTCAGCTCTTGAATATTGTACCATATCGATAGCTTCTTCAACAAGGTTTGAGTTGTTAACATAATCAATTGATGAAGTTGCGAACACGTTAATGTTTGTTGCTTCAGGATTACCAAATGTTAATATACCAAGTAAGTAAGCGTAATAATCGGTGTTAGCAAAATCTTGAGTATTATTAGCTACAACAATTCTCTTGAATAAACCTTGACCTGTCGCTGTTGGATATCTTGTAGAAGCTGATGCTCCCGCTAAATAACCTGATGAACCTAATTGGAATCTATCTTGGTTGGTTCTGAATTCTCTATAAACATCCCATCCGTCAAATCCACCCGCAAAACATAATGTATATTTTCTTGAGTATATGAAGTAATAAGGGTTCTCTTGAGTTTCAGGGTCGAATCTGAAATCCGCAACACCACACTCGAAAGCTGTTTGACCACTTGATAAGTATGAGTTTGCGATTGTAACCACAGTAGCACCTGAGTCCATGTGGAAACCTCTACTTAAATAGTTCCAAGCCTGGCCTTCAATAGGTAATGCTGAGTTAACCCAATTTATAGGGTTTTGTCTACCTTTATAAGTTAAGAATGATTCATCAATACCAAATTGACTTGAGAATCCTAAATAACTTCTTCTAACTATATCTCCCGCGGATTCAGTTGCGTTAGCGGTTGTTCCAAATGGAGGGTTATAAATAACCTCACCTGGGAAATAATATTTTGTTTTGAATTGTGGTACTGGTGAAATGTTCGCAGTTGATTCATATTCTCTTTGTGTGTATCCGTAGAATCCACAAGGAATAGCATCAATCGGAGCTTCATCAGCCAATTCAATCATTATAAATTTAGATATTAAAGCGTATTCACCATTTGATGAACCAATTTTCTTAGCAACAAAGTTGTTAGAACCTGGGTCCATATTACAGTTAGTGAATTTTTCAATAACAACAGGATTTGCATCCGTGTCAAAGAAGTTTCTTACTAACACATCAAAAGTCATATTGTTGAATGATAAGTTAGCAATAGAAACCTTAACCTCAACGTTCGCAGCATCTCCGTCAGAGATTGAAATGAATTTGAATAATTTGTAAACCTTATTACCTCTTAACTCAGATACTAAGAAAGGAGTTTCAGGTGATTGGTATTTTTCAACTTTGTAAGCGATTGATTGTGAGTTTTCACTTCTAGCATCTTCTAACGCAATTAACTCAGGATTGATACCTTTGATATATCCTTGGTTGTAAGCGTAAGCTAATGAACTTGGATAAATCTCTTCGACAAACAAAGGAACTTCGTTTCTTGTTTTTCCAAAGTTATCAACTCCTAATACTTTAGTTATGTATTTAGGTGATGCAGCAGACAATGATGTTTCAAATGAAAAGTTATCACCGTCTTTAGTAATACCTGATAATAAAAATCCTTCAAATGGTGAATCAGTTATACCTGAGTATTCTCCCGACGCAACTAATGTTACATCAGTAAGTCCACTAACTTCATAAACAGGTCCATGTTGACCAAGGTCTGCATTATTTGAATACAACG